AGAACAGCTTAGAAACATAGAGGCATAAGATGGCTACTCAACTACAAATTCGGCGCGGCACAACTGCCCAGATGAACGCTTTCACAGGCGCAGAGGGTGAGTTAGCCGTAAACACAACGACCGACACGGTACACGTCCACGATGGATCTACTGCTGGAGGTTTTGCATTAGCCAAAGCTGATGGGTCGAACATTGGAACCTATGCTGGGTCGTTCACAACGCTGGCGGCGAGTGGTGCGGTCACATTGTCTAGCACTCTAGCAGTTACTGGCACAGCCACGATGGATGGGCTTATTGTTGATGGCAACGATTCTTATACGTCAAATATAAGATTTACATACGGATCTTCTGCACCCACCTATTTTGCTGATTGGGGGTACAAGTCAAGCTCAGACGGAAACAAAGTATTCTTAACCATGACTGATGGAGGTTCTGCAAAAGATGTTTTAGTTGCAAACTACAACGGCAACGTGGGTATTGGTACTTCAAGCCCAGACACTCCGTTAGATGTTCAAGGCGCAATACAGGCAAGCGAGTCTGGCGGTGATTTTATACGGATGCAGACTGATGGCACTAATAATATATTTGATGTTAATAGCGGTGCTTATGTTTTTAGAACTAGCGGTTTTACAGAGCGCATGCGTATTGATGGGGCGACAGGCAACGTGGGGATTGGCACTAGCAGTCCGTCCTCAGCTTTGCACGTTGATGCCAGTTCAACTTCTACTCTTGTAACCATCCACAACACAAATGGCAGTTCAGGTGATTGCAGAGGTCTTGATGTAGAAACAAGCACCACAGCCACAACAGTACAAAGATGGTTCAATGCGGGAAGTGAGCTTGGTAGGTTTACTGCTACTGGCAACCTGCTGGTGGGGACTACCAATTCGTCTGGCAACTCAGGGCAAGGAATAAAGCTAAATAAGGTTTCATCTGACGGAGTTCTTCACATTGTTGGCGCAACAACCACCATCGCTCAAGATGCTATACAAGTTTATTCAACAGGCGCTAGTGCGTACAGGTTTTTTGTTCAGTACAACGGGCAAGTCAACGCAACATTCTCAAGTATAAATGCTATTTCTGACGCATCTCTTAAACAAAACATTCGCGATTTAGATAAAGGCTTAGAAGCCGTCCTTGCTTTACAGCCTCGTAGGTTTGATTGGATAAATGGCGACGGTAACGACATCATGGGTTTTGTAGCTCAAGAAGTTGAAACAGTGTTGCCAGAGCTTGTACATGACTACAAGTACAGTGAGGAAGAAACCAAACTAGGCTTGAAGATGGGCGACATGATTCCATCACTTGTCAAAGCAATCCAAGAACAACAAGCCACCATTGAAGCCTTAACCACAAGACTAACAGCACTGGAGAACACATAATGACCGCAACAAACACATGGACAATCGCACAATGCGACAGAGAACTCAGTGACGGTGGTATCACCACAGCACACTGGCTCGTAACAGCAGTAGACGGTGAATACACAGCCTCTAGCTATGGCACCTGTGGTTTTACCCCTGACCCTGAGTCTGGTGATTACACGCCTTATGACAGCGTTACAGAGGCTGAAGTACTTGGCTGGTGCTGGGCTAATGGCGTAGACCAAGATGCTATTGAAGCATCTCTACAGGCTGATATAGACCTCCAGATCACACCCACTACTGGCACTGGAGTGCCTTGGTAATGAGTTACATATTAGATTTCTTCAACATCGCCACTGCATTGATCGCTTTAGCATCTGCTATTGCAGCCGTCACTGAAACTAAGACAGATGACAACTGGGTGGGCAAAGGGCAAAAACTGCTAGACCTAGTTGCACTTAATATCGGTAAGGCCAAAGACTCATGACACCTAGTGAAAAGGCTTTAGCCAAAATCGAGCAGCACGAGGAAACTTGCGGCATCCGGTACGAATCTATAGACAGTAGATTAACCGCCGGAGAGAAGCGTTTTGACCGCTTAGAATCAATGATTTGGGGGGTGTATGCGGTTGTCATGATAGCTGTCGCCCTCCCTCAATTCTTGAACGGCTAATGATTCTTGAGGCCGTGGCTGCGGTGACTACGGCTTGCAAGGCATTGGAGATGGCGGCGGGTGCTGCATCAAATATCGAATCCTTGGGCGCTTATATTGGCAAGCTAGGAGCGTCAGAGTTCGACCTTCAGCGTGCTAAGAATTCCAAGAACTTAACAGAGGCTGAGGCGATGAAGATTGTGATGGCTGAAGAACAGTTGAGGCAGTCACGGGAATCAATTAGACAGGTGTTCGAGGCAACTCACCGAATGGACCTCTGGAACGAGATGCTGGCTAAGACTGCTGAAGCTAGGAAGAATCGGCAAGCATTCTTGAAAGCAGAGGAAGCTAGGAAAAAGAAGTTTAGAAAAGAACTCACACAGTACGCGCTAATCTTCTTGGTGGTGGCAGCTTTAGTGCCAGCCGCGATTGGCGCTTTGCTTGCTTGGCTGACCAACAGGTGATCATGGCTTTTGTTTTAGTTGTAGTCCTAGAAGGGACAACAATGCCAGAGGAGTTTCTATTCAGGAACGCAAACCGTTGCAGACAGTTTGAGGCAATACTTGAGAAGCGACAGAAGGGACTGACCGCTTATTGTTTACCCAGATGGGTAAGTGCAAAATCAAAATTTAACGACTGAGGCAGCTATGTATCAATATCACTACCAAAGGCCCACCCCCAATTTATTATTCGACATCGCGCAAGGCAAGATGTACGACTCAGAGCCGGTGAATATATTTGGTTTCAATAGAGCGGTTGGGTCTGCGTTTGAAACTGTGTGGAATGATGGCGACACTTACGCTTTCCCGTCCGCTGCTTTGTCAATGACAATCGTGAGCAGTAGCGCAAGCGACACAATGGACGTTCTAGTAGTCGGCTTAGATGCCAACTACAACGAGGTTCAGCAGACTGTCACGCTCACTGGGACTGATGCCGTTACAATCCCTACAGCGCTCTACCGCATCAACTCAGCAATTATCTTGGCTGGGTCTAATGTTGGAAATATAACCATAGCAAGTGGGGGTGTGACTTACGCATTCATCGAGGCAGAGTTAGGCACCACTCAGGCTTGTATTTACACTGTCCCCGCAGGATATGACTTGTACCTTTTTAGAATCACTGCCAACTCAGCAACTGCTACAGGCTCACAGTATCTGTTCATTAGAAACGCAATCAGGAGTTCAACTGGTAGGTGGTTAAGAGTAGCAGAAGCGACATTTTCGCAAAGTCAGGTAAACTATGACCGGCAGGTGCCGTTCAAAATAACTGAGAAAAATGACTTTCAATTTGAAGCGAAGTCTAGCGCCAGCACAAACGAGGTATCCATTTTTGTGGAAGCGGTACTTGTCAAACGCAGTTAATTAAGGAAATCAAATGATTACAATAGATGACGTTGAATACTCAGAAGAAGAAATGACCTATGAAGCCAAGATCAGGGCGCAGCGCATTTCTCAATTGAGGGAGGAGCACATTAACCTAGTGTTAAGGCAGCAAGAGGTGGAGCAGTCTATTACTTTCCACGCTGGCTGCATCAAGAAAGAAATGGAGCCAGACGAAGTGGAGCCAGAAGAACACTAGGCTTATTGTTTCACGTGAAGCACTAAGTCAAAGTTGCGGGGTGAGGCCAAGACGTCCTGCCCAGCAACTTGTGGATTTCATGACGCTCAACGCCTAGATTGTTGGCTATCTCAGTTACTCCCGCGCCTTTTCTTTGCATCTGATAGATCTCATGCTTTCTGGCAATCGGGAAGTTAGGGTGCTGAACTGCCAGCAGCCTTTCGTGTATGTAAGACTGCCGCAGGTTTGTCTGCGCTTTAATTGCTGCTAGAAAATTATCCATTTGGGTGGTTCCCTCTATCAACGCAGTCATAGCACCAGATCATCTGTTTCTCACTGACTGGGAAGCTGCTAGTTTCTCTTGGCCCCGCAGAGCCTTGCTTGTGGCATCTAGGGCATTGAATGATTACCTTGCCTGCTACAGTACAATACTCAAGTTGTATAGGATTTTTGCCCGTCCGTAAAATCCACTCTTCTACTGTTTCTTTCACGCTTGCGCCCTTATGACCTTCAGACCAATTGTTGAATATGCGCCTTGCATGTGATGATCTGCTAAACCTGAGTTGATAACGTCGTCAACTATGCGCTCATGCCAATCCTGTACGCCGTCTGGACGTTTAACCGGAACCCCGTTGTACTCTATGCCTAACAGGTGCTCAAACAGCCTACAGGCGATTTCTTCGTTTTGGGCCGTGTCACGGACAACGCTACCAACTTCAGTTTTGGTATTGTTTAGCGCGTTGAGTTTAGTTCTGATTTGCTTGGGTGATGGGAAGCTATCGAGTTCCTCAGTCAATTGGCCTAGCGCCTCCCTCATTGTCTGCGCGTGTTCTTTGCCAAATGCCTCATAGTGGACTTTGCCTAGCTCTGGCCAATCTCGTTTCTTAAAAGGGTGAAGGGCGAACCATGCGCCATAAAGTTGTGTAAATTCTTCTTTTTCCATTATGCGTTTTTCCCTATTAGTGTTCTTGCTTCAGCTTTGGCACCGCCCTCGCTCTGCTGTCGAGCCTCGATGAACCTGCCGGTTGTTGTTCTCACGCCCCAAACATTAGGTTTATGAGCGAACCTAAGATAACCAAAACTGTACTTCCCTAGCCAGCCTCTAGCAATAAAGTTGTCCAAAATACTCACCTCCTTATCGCCATCTGGCTTTTGTGGGTCGATATTATCTGCAAGCAACTCTTTTGCTCGTTCGCGTAGTTGCCTAGCCATCTCTAGGCTAAAAGTCGGGTATCTGCCGAAGTGCATATTGTTGCGGCGTTTTGATATAGGTCGTTGGTAGTTAAACAACCAGAACTTCTTGCCGTTAGGTTTGACTGAAAGGTACAGCCCACCCCCATCGCCTAGCTTGTATTCACTAGAGCGCGGAGTAGCTTGTTCTACTTCAGTTGGGGTGAGAGGGTTTGTGGTGTTAGCCATAGAAAGACCGCTTACGCGGCCTCCGTTTTATAGATTACTGTAGAAACGGACATTCGTATGCCCTCCCAACCTGTTTGAGCGATCCTCACCGCTGTTGCTTTTTGAGCGCGGGTAGCCTTGATGCCCAGTTCGTCAGCGGCAAATTCACCAGCTTCTTCGAAAGCTCGATTCCAGCAGCAACTAAACTCGTAACAAGTTAAAGCGGCCTCTGCCATTTGCTGAATTTCCCACTGTGATAAATATGCTGTTTTCATTTTTTTCGTTCCTTCTTGTTAATGTGGAACTATTATTAAACATTTCTTTTACTATGTAAAGCATTTATTTAAGTTATTTGGTTTGAGACGGTTGAGACGATTGAGGGGTTGCGGCAGTTGATTGCGTTGATGCTGAAATTCCCAGCCGGACATACTTCACCCAATCTATTTCTCACAGGAGGAACTCCTAAGACTGACCCTGCCGCTGGCCTGTCTAATCTACCGGCCCTCCAAGTTTACATTAGAACGGTATATCTTCTAGTCCGTCATCTGCTGCGCCATAAGCTGGCAAAGGTTGAGCAGAGGGGGGTGTGAAGGTCGGCATCTGCGGCATACCGCCGGCAGGTTTCCAGTCATTCACCTGAGCGTACCACTTGCCGCTTTTTCCTTCTTTCACATCGAGGTTTATCCACTCACCCTCTTGAGCAGCTACCCAGCGCATAAACTCCTCACGCTTTAAGCTAACACTACCTTTCACAAAATCTGGCGCGCCGGCTCTTGGTGCCTTAACAAAAAATCCATCAACAAACTTATTATCCATTTTTAAAACATCCTCATTGCGATTGCGGTTGAAACCGCTGTGACTATTGCTGTGACTGAAACCATACCCGCAACCTGCATAGGAAAGGGTACAGTAAAGGCCGATAGAGGCCTTAATTCTTCTGTTTCAGGCGTTTTTGCGGCTGGGGTGGGTGATACTGAAGGCTTGAAAGTAACAGGCTCAATTGCGACCTTCCCTCTCTGGTTAAGCATCTCAACTTGTATGTCGCGCTGGTTCCTTAATGTCTCTGATCTGATATCGAACTTGCGTCGGTCTTCTTGCGAGAATTCTATCCAGTGTCGTTGCCGCATATTTTGCAGGCAGGTAATTATTTGCTTTGATGTAACTGGGTGCCCCATCTTTCGCATCTCTTCAGCAATCGTGCTTCGGCTCATTGGGCCTTTCGTTTCTAACAGGTCGAACACCTTTCGTGAAAAGCCTATGTTTTTTGGTCTCATAGCCATTTTATTTTCCTAGTTTTTTTATAAATGAACGAACATTGCTTGGCAGTTCTGCCCACACCGCAATTTTCATGTCTGAATCTTTCGATAGTTCATCGACTAGATGTTTCAACCCAACAACATCACCTTTGTTATTCGCGTATATCAAACCGTCCACATACTTTTTGCGCTTATTTGCGTCTACAACAATGCCTTCCTCCTGAATCACTGTCGCAACAACTGATTGAGGTTTACGACCAGTGCTATTTGCAGGGGGTGGGTTAGCTGCTGCCGCGTTTCCATCGTCATCTTCAGATGCAGAAATTCCACAAGCTACCGCCAATGAGTAACGTTTTGCATAGGTCATGCTGCTGCCCAGACCTTGTGCGTTGGCTTTATCTACTGGAACAACCACTACGCCCGTGGATAACTTCTCATCGCCT